ATTAAAGATCAAATTCAAAAAGCTTTAGGTGTTCCACCAAGAGATCCTAGAGGTGGTAGACGTCGTTAAAAATGGTTTTCATAGAATAAACTTTTAAATATAAAAATGCCTGAAACTCTTGAAAAACTCGATGAATCGGGTAAAGTTGTAGATTATCTTGAAGAAGATACTGAAATTCCTACCCAACGTTATAGTATTATTTCTTTTTTATCACCTGAAAAAGTTATTAAACGTAGAGAACAATTTTTTCACGAAAAATTTATTCAATGGTTGGATTTGGATTGGAGAGTTGAAGGTTTGGAAAAATTGATGGATTTTCTTTCAAAGAAATATGCTTTGAAAGTTGATGATTTGATGAAAGATATGCAAGAATTTAGTAAAGTACATCAAGAAGAATTGAAAAAAACTGATATTTTAGAAAAGTATCAAGTTTTTCTATTGAAACATGAAAAAGAACTTGATACTGAATTTACTGAAAAAAATGAATTTCAAACTAATGTTCGTGGTGTAAAAATTCGTAGAGTATTTGCAAATTTGGAAGAAGCACAAATGTTTTGTAAAGTTCTTCAACGTAAATATCCTCGTGATAATTTATATCTTGGAAAAGTTGGTTGTTGGTTACCATGGGATCCATCTGAACATGTAATGCCTGAAGTTGAATATGCTGAAAAAGAATTGAATGAATTGATGCGTAAATATAAAGAAAATGAGATGAATAAAGATATGTTTTTTGAAGAACGTAAAACTGAAAAAATGGAAGAACAACGTAAAGAAAATGCAAGACGTCGTCAACAAGCTTTGGAAGATAAAGGACAAGCTGATCTTAAAGATGTAGCTAATGCTCTACAAACTGCTTCTCCAATTCATCCTACTGAAGGTGGCATTCGTGAAGAATTAGATTAGTATATAATAAAGGAAATGAACAAGAAAATGAACCCGAATGCTCCTGAATTTGTACCTGAAGGAAAACGATTGAGTGCAAATGCTCCCGAATTTGATCCAATTGAGGCTCAAGCAGAAAAAACATCTAAAGAAGTTGCTGAAAAAGCTTTAGAAGGTAAAGGCAGACGTCGTAAAACTCGTAAAGGTAAAAAATCTCGTAAAACTTTAAAGAAAACACAGAGTCGCAAACATCGTAAACGAGGAGGAAGTAGTTGTTCTGGAATGTAAGAATTAAATGTACATAGTAAATAATGAAGTTTTATCATTTATCAGATAAACCATTTACTAAACTCCGAAAGCGGAAATTAGGAATTGGATTTAAACCTCCTGGAATATGGCTAGCCCCTAAAGGAGTATGGAAAAAATATATTAAAGAAGAATTGGGTGGAGAAATACCAAACTATGAGTACGAATTTGATATTGATATGACCAGTGTGTTAACTTTAAATACCTACAAAGATATTGCTAAATTCAATGAAGAATATACTGTACCATTTGAATACAGAGGGTTCAAAAATTATTTAATTGATTGGAGTGAAGTACAAAAAAAGTATTCTGGAATTTATATTAAAAATGCTCAAATCAAAAAAGCACGTGATGAATTTATGTGGTATTCTTCTTTTGATGTAGAATCAGTATGTATGTGGGCTAACCTTTCTTCACCCAAACTTGTGGACCTTTCTTAGTTTGTAATTTTGTAGCATCAAATTCATCACCTGCTAACATTGTGGATGAAAAAGGTTGATTTCCATGCCATAATGAATCATCACATAAATGGAAAGAAGGATGATCAGATGCTTTATACCAAAATACTTGATCTTCTAATTTATTTGATTGTACACCATTAACAATAACTAAACATTCAAATTTTTCAGTACATTGATCCATAAATTGTGAAAACATATCAAATGTTGGAAACATACCTGCATAATTTTCATAAATTCTTTTACGATTGGAAATATTATTTTCTCGTAAAATAAATACAAAATCTATATTTGTACGTAAATTTGGTGGTACACCTAAAGGATATTGCATTGTAATTAATGTTACCATATCAATATGTCTACCATTCATAAAAATATAACGTGTAGATTCTTCATTTATCCATGATTTATCATATAAAC